AATACCCCACACAAATGGGACCTCGCTGATGCGCCCACCTCATGGACGCCTCAACGCGCCGCTACCGAACTCGCAGCACACGCACGCCTAATCGATACCCTCCCTGATCCTCAGCCCACACCAGATCCAGAACCGGAACACCAAAACCAACCACCCACACCACCGCCAGATATTCCAGACAACGCACCATTCACATGCCTCGGGTTCGATGGTGACTCCTACTACTACCAACCCGGCAACACCGGCCAGGTCATACGCCTCACCGCACCCGGTCACTCCACAAACAACCTCCTGCGCCTAGCCGAACTCCCCTACTGGCAAACCATCTACCCCTCCAAATCCGGCGTTGACTGGCAATCAGCCGTATCCTCGCTCCTCGCTCGCCAAGCACGCACCGGTGTCTACTCCCCCGATCGCATCCGCGGTCGTGGTGCATGGATCGATGACAACCGCTCCATCCTGCACCTCGGTGATCGCCTCATCGTTGACGGCATCTCCCATTCCGTCATGGCCCCACCGCCATCACGCTTCAACTACCAGCGCCTCACATCCATCGAGATCCCCCTAGACATCACCCCACTCACCGATCACGAAGGCGCCGAACTCCTAGACATCGCCTCTCGCTTCCACTGGGAAGTCCCCGCATCCGGCATCCTCCTGGCCGGCTGGCTCGCACTCGCGCCCATCTGTGGTGCACTCTCCTGGCGCCCACACATCTGGCTCACAGCATCCGCAGGCTCCGGCAAATCCGCCATCCTTAACCGCTTCCTTGGCCCCATCCTCGAATCCCTCGCCCTATGGCCTGAAGGCAACACCACTGAAGCATTCATCCGCCAAGAACTGCGCTCCGACGCTCTCCCCGTCATCTTCGACGAAGCCGAATCCAACGAACAGTCCGACCGCAAACGCATTCAAGACATCCTCGCCCTAGCTCGCGTCGCATCATCCAGTGGCCGTGGGGTGATCGGTAAAGGTGGCGCTGACGGTGCCGCACAGCGCTTCACCGTTCGCTCCATGTTCCTCATGTGCTCCATTTCCACCGCCCTTAAGCAAGGCGCCGATCGCTCACGCTTCGCTCAGCTCACACTTCGTAACCCCTCCTACCTCCCTAAATCAGACCGCATCGCTCACTGGTCTGCCCTAGACGCTGACCTCACACGCATCATCACCACCACCGCAGGCCATCGCCTCCTTCACCGCTCCGTACGCTCCATATCAATCATCCGCGATTCAGTCGCTGCCTTTCGCCGTGCTGCCGCTGATCGCTTCGACTCCCAACGTGAAGGTGACCAGTACGGCACCCTACTCGCCGGTGCATGGTCCCTGATGAACCAGCACGTCGCCACCGAAGCCGACGCCTACACACTCATTGATCAGAACGATTGGCAGCCATACAAAGAAGCCAACGCCGAACCCGACGAACACCGCTGCCTCCAAACCATCCTTCAACATCAGCTCAGGGTTGAGACGGATCGTCAAGCCTTCACACGCACCATCGGCGAGCTTGTGGAAATCGCCAACCACACAGCCTCATCCATCGACATCACCCCAGATACCGCAGAGGCGCACCTCGGACGAATCGGCATCAAAACCGAAGATGGCAACCTCTTCATCTCCAACACCGCCAAGGGCATCGAGCGCATCCTGTCCGATACGCCATGGGCTCATAGCTGGGCAACCGTCCTCTCCCGCATCCCTGGAGCAGTTCGAGCAGGCGTGATCCGATTCAAAGGCATCGGTTCGGTCAGTCGAGCGGTTTCTGTGCCCATACGAACTATTCAAGGCTGAACTGTTCACGCTGCTACCGAAAACCGTTTCGGTGGTTACGTTGGGTGTTTCGCCTGTTTTTGAGTGGTGGGCTGCGATCTGGGGGAATTGTTACGCGTTACGCCGGCCAAGGGATACAGCCCCCCATAAAGGCACATACATCCACACCCACACCCCTCCACAGTGATACGTCCCCAACTCTCTCTTTACTTATACCTTTTCTTGAATAGGTGTAACAGTGTAACAGGAGGGCCTGTATTTGAGTGGGGGGCTTGGGTTTGGGGTGTTACGAATCTTGTAACGCCCTGTTTCGGGTGTAACGGCTTGCCTGGCCCTGCTGACACCTACCCAGACTGACCCTGGCGCCAATGGGACGCACGCCCCGCCTGCAGCGGGGTTTTACTCATGCTCGACATCCGCCTCGATACAACTGGTCTCGACCGCTCAATACGAGGGCTGGAGCTGCTCACCGAGAAGAACCTGCGCTATGCCAGTGGCCGTGCATTGCGCGACACCGTGATCAAGACCCAGGCTTGGCTCAAGGATGATCTGAAGACCAACCGCAGTAACCGCATTGAAGGCGGTGCCACAGCCTGGACCTACAACGCCACCTATCACGAACGACCCACACCTCAGAACCTAGTGGCTGAGGTTGGCCTGCGCACTGATCGGCCACGTGCTGCTGGTCGCTACATCTCTGTGCTCACGCAAGGCACAGAGCCACGCACCAAGGGCGCAGACCTGGCAGCTTCTGAACTTGTGGGCAGCAGGGTCACGATGGTCCCCACTCGTTCGCAGCGCAAGGACAGCAAAGGCAACGTCACACGTGCTGCCTACACCAAGGCGCTCACGGGCTGGGCGTCGATCAGGAAGACCGGCACGATGGTCAATCGTGCTAACCGGATCTTCATCATCCCGATCAAGGGTGGCCCAGGTCGCTACGGCATCTTCGAGCGCACAGGGCCTGGGGAATACAAGAGCTTTAAGGGAACGAAGCTCAAGTGGATCCTTGAACCAAATCCAAAGCGCAGAGCCAGCACCTACGACCTCAAGGGCGACCTGCAAGAGCAGGTGCGGATCTACTGGCCTGGTGAGATCGAGCGGTATGCACGGGCAGAGCTGGCAAGGGCTGGCTTTCGCTGAGAACCCTTAGTATCACTGGCATTCTCAATAAGGAAGCCAGCCTATTGATTCTCAATACGCCTCGCAAGTGAGAACCCTTGCGCTGCAACGGATCTGGGTCCTTCCTATTGAGGGTCGAGCGGCTAGTTCCGACGCTCGCTTTCTCTATTGAGAACATGCTGCCGTTATGTGACTAGCTGATGCGGCAAAGCATTACTTCCCCCACCCCAGCACCCAAATCAAAACCGGCCTGTCACATAGATTCTGTCACAGATAGAATGTGACAAGCGAATGTGACACGTGGCGGGAACTGAGCTGCTGACTATTCGTGATGCTGCAGCAGTGCTGGGGCTGACGAGTAGGAATCAGGTTTACCGGGCGATCGAGAACGGGTATCTCGAAGAGGTGCTGGTGAATGGTGTGCGGCATGTGCGGCGGGAGGGTCTGCATGATGCGTGGGCGAAGGTGCCGAAGACGAAGAGCAATCACGGTAGCCGCAAGGCACCAGTGGAGGCAGCGCAGAAGCCGTTGCGGCCAGCGAAGGAACGGATGGCCGTCAGAAGTGATGCAGCTCAGTCAGAGAAGCGCCCTGCTGATGCTGATGGCGACACACCAGACTTCAACACAGAACGCGCCTGGACTGAGTACGAAAAGAAACTGAAGCTGCAGGTAGAGCGCGAGCTGCTGGAGGGGAAGCTGGTGTATCGGGAGGATGTAGAGCAAGCGCAGAAGGCGGTGGCGCTGACGCTGGTTAATCAGATTGAGACGTTGCCGCAGCAGATTAAGAACCAGGTGCCGCATCTTACGGTAGAGGAACAGGCGTTAATCCAGAAGCTGGTAAATCAGCTGCTGATGAATGTAGCTGAGTGGAAGTTTAGTGAAGCGGAGGTGGCGGGATGATCAGCCGTGACCGGGCGAGTATGGCTCGGAGTTTGGCCGAGTGTTTCAGGCCGAGGCCGATGTTGGATGGAGTGGAGTATGCGGATACGTTTGGGTATGTTACTGGTAATGCAGCGAGCAAGGGTAAGTGGACTACGAGGCCATATCAGCGTGATTGGTTTTATGGGTTTACGAGTGCGTATGTAGAGATTGAGGTTTGCATGAAGAGCGCCCGTGTGGGGTGGTCAGAGTGCGTAAAGATCGGCGCGGTGCAGTATTACTCGCATTGGAAGCCAAGCAAGGTGATGATTGTGCAGCCGGTGCAGAATGATGCGGAGGAGTATAGCAAGGAGGATATTGCTGATTTGTTTAATGATGCGCCATGTTTGCAGGGATTGCTGAGCGAGTCAAAGGCTAGGGGAACAGCGACGAATACTATTTTGCTAAAGAAGCTAACCAACGGCGGGCTGATTGATATTGTAAGTGCTGCTAGTGGTAAGGGGTTCAGGCGTAAGGAGCGGACAGTAGTGATATTTGAAGAGCCGTCAGCGTATGACAGTATCGACGAAGGTGATCAGATCAAGCTGGGGATGAACCGGTCTGCTACCACCTGGAACCGGAAGACGATTATCGGGGGCACGCCAA